ATGTTTAACAAGATTGATTCAAAAGAAGAAATAGCTTTATTTCAAGTATGCTCAATTTTAAAGAAGTATGTGCATAGAATGATTGATAATAATGGATTTGGAGAAGTATTACTTAGATGTTCAGGATTATCATTATTAATTGATGACTATGCTTATTATTTTAATCCACATTCTTTTAATAGAGGATATACAAATCCAAATAATAATTATAATCCTGAGTATGGATTATTGCAGGTGTGCATAGAAATTAAAAGTAACAATGAAGCATTAACTTTATTTTTAGGTGAAATTTTTAAAAGAATAAAATTAATAGATGAAGTTGATTTAGAGAATATATGCAATTATTTAGGGGTATTGGGTTATGAGTTAATAAGTGAACCAGATGATATTTCTTATAATGATGCCTACAATTATTCTCTTAAACATTATACAATAGGAGAAGCTAATAGGCAGAACGATATATCTTTAATATCATCTGTGCTAAATAGTAAACATCCAGAAATATTTAAAATTTATAATGAAGCAATATCAACTTTTGGAAATGGGGAGTTTAAAAGTTGTATAGATAATTGTAGAACTGTATTTGAGGCCTTCTTTAAAAAGTTAGATGTTGATAATAATGCGTATAATAAAGGGATACTCAATGCAACAGGTGAAAAAATTATCGATAATGGGGCGAATTTAGAAAGTATAAATAAAATATTTAACTATTGGCTTATAAATAAAAAAGGAGCAAATAGATATAGATTATTTATAACTATGTATAGTATGATGTCAGGTTTAGGAACTCATGGAGAGGATAATCCTTCAAAGGATGATGCTTTAATGTGTCTTAGAATGACAGAGGATATTTTAATATGGTGTTTTCACAATAAAAAGGGGTTTTAATTTAAAAAGTTTTATATTCATAAAAAGAACCCTTACTAATTTGTTGATAATTAGTAAGGGTTAGTATATTTAATTGTAGTAGCTAAAAAGGTATATCATCATAACTTGAAGTTGTAGGTTCTTCATGAATTGGATAAAAGTCATCAGTACATACAACCTCAATTTCATAAAATTCTTCATTATAAATACTATTATAATTTTCAGTAATAATATTTAATGTGTCGTTTAGTTGAATATGTTCCTTGAAAATATTTTTAGGAGTATAAATGACAAGAGTGTATCCACATATCTTTGCAGTTGAATTCTCAAGTATCTTGTATGTATATACAAGTCCACTTAAAGCTAAGAATTCTAAAAAATCATTCCAATTAGGCAATTCCTTTATTTGACCATTAGGCATAGATAAATTTTGCTCATATTTAAGTTTATTTAATTCCCATGTTAAAGAATCTTCCCAATTTTTTAATATATTAGCTTGGACAAATGTTGTTGAAGAACCACATTGTGGACAATGTCTAGTATCACCTGGTAATTTTGTTACACCACAAAATTCATTTGAGCAATCATTATATAAATAAAATCCACATATATGACAGGAATCTCTTGATTCATCTATGTTAGTATTTAAACAGCGAGGGCATGTTTTTAGTTTCAAATTTGTATCTAACTCATATCCGTAATAATTCATTGGTTCATCCCCTTTTATTATAATGGTATCTAAGTATTGTCCGCATATACCACAATATAATGAATTTATATTACTTATATGATTTTGGCAAGAGGGACAAAGTCTTAGAGAGAATTTTTTTAAAATATATCTATTTACGTCTTCAAGAAAAATAAATTTATCGTCTAATCCTAGATTTAATATCCTATAAGCAATAGCTCTTTCTCCTACAAAAAAGAAATCAGAAAGCTTACTAATTTCGCCTTTGAACTCTTTATATTTTCTTATAAAAAGATTCTTAGGCATAAGTGCATGAGCCGCACCTTCATTTGCATGCCATTCTAATTTCTTTCTTTGAATATCATTATTGCTTAAATAAGTACAAAGATATTCTGTTTCGGGATGAAACCAAAAATGAATTAATTCATGCATACAATCAAAATTTCTTCCTTTTTTAGAGCGAGATTTATTTAAAGCCATTGAACTTATATTTGGGTGTTTAAATAATATTCCACCTATATTTATGGACTTAAAGTCTAAGAATTCTATTTGTAAATTAGAATAAAACTTTTGGGCTAATTTTATTGAATTTAAAGGGTAATCTTGCTCAGTAATTCCCAAAGAGGATAGCTTATTCTCTATCATTTTATAAAAAATATCCTTATCTACGTAATCTGTTAATATTTCTGGTTGTGATGTAAAACTAGTCATTTTTTGAACGAGCCCTTTTTATAAAATCTAAAGCCATTTTAAAATCTTCTACACTAATTCCTTGGTTCTGAGCTTCTTTTGATAATCTAAAATATGCGGGATCTAAGTCATTTGCTGAATATTTTTCTTTTTCTTCTGCAACGTATAAGGAAGTTCTTCCTAGTAAATAGTCAACAGTAACATCAAATACTTCAGCAAGCTTACATAAAACTTCATAACTTGGTTGGCGAACTTCAGTTTCGTACATTCCTATGGATGAAGTAGTAACTCCAACTTTATTAGCGAGCTCAGCTTGAGTCATATTATTTTTTTTTCTTAAATTTCTTATTATATTGCCTACCATTAGAAAACCTCCCTTGGTTACAATAATTATATTTACTATAGTCAATATAATTATAACTTATAGTTATAATTATTACAAGAAAAAATACAACCAACAGTGAAAAACAGAGAAAATTTGTCCATTTATGAGCAAAGTGAAGAAAATATTAAGATAAATACAACTTATAGTGAAAACAGGGTTTGGAATAATGTTTCTATTAGTGATAATATTTAATCATAGGGGGTGAAGATTTTGGCAAATCATTTAACAATTTTAAGGAAAAAAGCAGGATTCAAAAATGCTAAGGAAGTTTCTAATATACTTAATATTAGTACAGGTATGATTTATCAAATGGAAGAGGGAGTAAAGAAACCTGGTATTAACTTAGCTTTAAAAATGACAAAATTGTATAACTGTAAATTAGAAGATATTTTTTTATTACAAAATACAACTAATAGTGATAAAGGGGCAATTAAACACAGCAAAACTACATAATATATTTATAAATTTTAAATGAGGTGCGTAAGTTGGTTTTAAATAAAAATTATGTATTAGAAAAGTGTACGGCTATTGGGTTAAGTCAAAATGAATTAGCTTTGATGGCTGGAGTTTCTAAAGGAACATTAAGTAGAGCTTTAAATGGCAAAAGGGGAGCAGGTAGAAAACTTTTAGGTGGATTACTAAGAGTTTTACCACAAGCTACTTTCCAGCAATTAATAATAGAAAATAAAAATTAAAGAAGAGGTGTTATAAATGGATATTAACGTAAAAGTAAGATTAGAATCTCCAGAACTTATGGCTGCTATATTAGCTTTAGCAGAAGCACTACCACTAATAAAATTAGGTGCTGTTTTACCAATAAAAGAAGAACAAACAGTTGAACCGAATACTGAAGTTATTAAAACTGAAAGTAAAAATGAAGAATCAGTAAAAGAAGAAATTAAAAAGGAACAAAGCAAAACTGTAGCTTTAGAAGATGTAAGAGCTAAGCTCGCAGCACTTTCACAGTCAGGAAAGCAAAAGGAAGTTAAAGCTTTAATTAAAAAATTTGGAGCTAATAAATTAACAGAAGTTCCAGAAGAGCACTATGAAGCACTACTTAAGGAAGCGGAGGCGATTTAATGGGTGAAAAAGCTCATGCGATGCTTTCAGCTTCAGGATCAAAGCGTTGGCTTACTTGCACACCATCTGCACAGCTAGAGCTTGAATTTGAAGAAGAAAGAAGTAGTTATGCTGAGGAAGGGACACTGGCCCATGAAATAGCGGAGCTAATGCTTTCATTACACTTAAAGCTAATAAGTAAGCAAGCATACACAAGAAATCTCAATAAATTAAAGGAGAATAGCTTTTACTGCAAAGAGATGGAGGAATATGTACGAATGTATGTAGACCACTGCCTTGAAAAGATTAATGAAGCCTATTCAAGATCAAAGGATGCAGTTATACTGCTGGAACAAAAATTAGATTTTTCAAATTATGTTCCAGAGGGATTTGGAACAGGAGACTTAGTTATTATTTCAGATTCCATCTTAGAAATTGTAGATCTTAAATACGGAAAAGGAGTAGCAGTAGACGCCACTGATAATACACAGATGATGCTATATGCTATTGGAGCTTTGAATCAGTTTGAATGTCTTTATGATATTGAAAAACTAAGAATGACAATTGTTCAGCCAAGGCTTGATAGTATTTCTACAGCTGAAGTAAGTGTAGGAAAGCTTACTGAATGGGCAGAAAGTTATGTTAAGCCAAGAGCAAACATGGCAATAAAGGGAGAAGGAGAATTTTGTGCAGGAGAGCATTGCAGGTTCTGTAGGGCAAGATTCACTTGTAGAGCTAGAGCGGAAGCAAACTTAAGACTTGCTAAATATGATTTTAAAGCACCTGCACTATTAACTGATGATGAGATATCAGAGATTTTAGGTGGAATAGATGATTTACAGAAGTGGGCTAATGACATCTACAGCTATGCTTTAGAACAAGCAGAAAACCATGGCAAAAGATGGCCAGGCTATAAGCTTGTTGAGGGCAAAAGTTCAAGAAAATATAAGGATGAAGCCTTAGTTGCAGAAGCTTTAGTTGCTGCAGGGATAGAGGAAAGTAAACTCTATAGTAAATCACTATTAACTATTACAGCTATGGAAAAACTTCTCGGAAAGAAGCAGTTTATTGAGCTTCTTGGAGAGTTAATTATAAAGCCTATGGGAAAACCAACCCTTGTTTCAGAAATGGACAAAAGACCAGAATTAAGTTCTATAAAATCAGCACAGTCTGATTTTGCAAATTAAAAGTATTGGAGGAAGGTAAAATGACAAATCAAATTAATACAAAGGTAGTTACAGGAAAAATAAGAATGTCTTATGCAAATCTATTTACAGCAAGGGCAATAGCTGAAGGACAAGAGCCAAAGTATAGCCTATGCGTGTTAATTCCAAAGAGTGATAAGGAAACTATAAGGAAAATAAATGGGGCAATTGATACGGCTAAAAAAGCAGGAGCCTCACTTTGGGGAGGTAAGCTTCCTTCAAACCTTAAAACTCCTTTAAGAGATGGTGATGAAGAAAGACCTGATCAAGAAGAATATGCTGGACATTATTTTTTAAACGCTACTTCAAAGCAAAAGCCAGGAATTGTAGATAGAAACCTTAATGAAATAATAGATCCATCTGAGGTTTACTCAGGCTGCTATGGCAGGGTTTCATTAAATTTTTATGCTTTCAATCAAGCAGGTAATAAAGGCATTGGCTGCGGTCTTCAGAACGTTCAAAAGTTAGCTGATGGAGAATCCTTAACAGGTAGAACACGAGCTGAGGATGATTTTGAAGCAATAGATGATGAAGATGATATTTTAGGATAAAGTTTATGAGAATTTTATCAATAGATATAGAAACATATTCAAGCATAGACCTCACCAAGTGTGGGGTTTATGCTTACACAGAAGCTGAAGACTTTGAAATTTTATTATTTGGATATGCCTTTGATGATGAAGAAGTAAAAGTTATTGATTTGAGAAGTGGAGAGCAGCTACCAGATGAGGTTAAGGAGGCCTTAACTGATTTAGAGGTAATAAAAACAGCTTTTAATGCTAACTTTGAAAGAACCTGCATTGCAGCTCATTTCAAAATAAACATGCTGCCAGAACAGTGGAGGTGTACTGCTGTTAATGCTTTAGAACTTGGACTTCCTACAACTCTAGAAGCTACTGCAAAATGTTTAAAGCTCCTACAACAAAAGATGACAGAAGGAAAAGCACTTATAAGATATTTTTCTATTCCCTGTAAAGAAACAAAAGCTAATGGCTTTAGAAACAGAAATCTTCCTGAACATGATAGAGAAAAATGGGAGACTTTTAAAAGCTATTGTGCCATGGATGTAGAGGTTGAAAGAAATATAAGGAAACAGCTTGAGAATTATAAAATTAATGAAAATGAACAAAAGCTTTGGTGCTTAGATCAAAGGATAAATGATATGGGGGTAAAGGTTGATACTGAAATTATAAAACATGCACTATCTTGTGATTCAAAGTATCAAGAGAGGCTAAAGCATGAGGCGGTAAACCTAACTGGCGTAGAAAATCCCAAAAGTACTGCTCAAATGAAAAAGTGGTTGCTTGAAGCGGAAGGTTTGGAAATAGATACTTTATCCAAAGAAACAGTATCTACTCTTTTAAATGAAGTAACCAATGAAGATGTTAAAAGAGCACTGGAACTTAGGCAGGAGCTCTCAAAAACTTCTATCAAAAAGTATGAAGCCATGGATAGAGCTTTGTGTAGAGATAAACGAATAAGAGGACTTCTTCAATTCTATGGTGCAAATAGAACAGGGAGATGGGCAGGAAGGCTCGTGCAGGTGCAAAATTTACCACAAAATAAAATGAAGGACCTTGATTTAGCAAGAAATCTTTTGAAAGAAGGTAAGTATGAAGAAATAGAACTTTTCTTTGATAGTGTTCCGGATGTTTTATCCCAGCTTATAAGAACAGCATTTATTCCCTCAGAAAATAGTAGATTTATTGTTGCAGATTTTAGTGCCATTGAAGCTAGAGTCATAGCATGGCTTGCAGGTGAAAAGTGGAGAATGGAAGTATTCAATTCTCATGGAAAGATTTATGAGGCATCAGCTTCACAAATGTTTAAAGTACCAATAGAGTCTATTACTAAAGGCAGTCCTCTTCGGCAGAAAGGTAAGATTGCAGAGCTTGCTCTAGGCTATCAAGGAAGTAAAGGAGCACTTCTTGCCATGGGGGCATTAAAGATGGGACTTAAGGAAGAAGAACTTCCAGAGCTTGTAGCAGCTTGGAGAAACTCAAATCAGAACATAGTAAAGTTTTGGGGTGATGTAGAAGCAGCTGCAATTAAAGCAGTTAGAGATAAGACTATAGTTACAATCCAACATGGGATAGAATTTTCTTTTGAGGCAGGAATACTTTTTATAAAACTTCCTTCAGGTAGAAAGCTTTCCTATGTAAGACCAAGGCTTGAAACTGATGAAAGATTTAATAAGCCTATGATTACATATGAGGGAGCTGAACAGGGAACCAAGCAGTGGGGAAGATTAAACACTTATGGAGGAAAGCTTGTTGAAAATATAGTTCAAGGAGCAGCAAGGGATTGCTTAGCAGAAGCAATGCTGAGATTAGATAAGGCGGGGTATAAAATTGTAATGCATATCCATGATGAAGTGGTATTAGATGTACCTTATGGATTTGGTTCACTGGAACAGGTTGAAAAAATTATGGCTACACCTATTGAATGGGCCAAAGGTTTACCACTAAGAGCTGATTCCTTTGAAAGTAGTTATTATAAGAAAGATTAAGAAGGTTTAGGAAGCAGGTGATAAAAATGATGGATACCCAAGTGAAAGGATTATTAAAGTTAGAGCATGATGGAATTATTGCTATTGCTACAGGAAGAAATCGCAAGGAAACAAAGTGGAAAAACCTTGATATTAAATGGTCAGAGCTTTTAGAAAGGCTCAGCAGGACCACGTATACTTCAGAAACAGTTGAGGAATATAAGAAGCTCTCTAAAAGTGAACAGGATAATATTAAAGATGTAGGCGGATTTGTTGGAGGAGCTTTAAAGGGTGGAAGAAGAAAAAGTGATACTGTAATTAAAAGGTCACTACTTACCTTGGATGCCGACTACGGAAGAGACGGCTTATGGGACAGTATAGAAATGCTATTTGATTTTGCCTGCTGCATGTACTCAACCCATAAGCATAGCCCAGATAAACCAAGGCTTAGAATAGTAATTCCTTTAAGTAGGCCAGTAACTTCTGAAGAATATCAAGCGGTGGCTAGAAAGGTAGCTGCAGATATAGGAATAGACTTCTTTGATGATACCACTTATGAACCAGCTAGATTAATGTACTGGCCATCAACTAGTAGTGATGGAGTTTACGAATTTAAGTTTCAGGATACCAAGTGGCTAAATCCAGATGATATTTTAAATAGATATGAGAACTGGAAGGATACTAGCTTTTGGCCTGAATCCTCAAGAGCTAAAAAGCAGAGAGAAAAGCTTGCAGATAAACAAGGAAACCCAAGAGAAAAGACTGGAGTGGTAGGTGCCTTTTGTCGTACCTATTCCATTCATGAAGTAATAGAAAGTTTTTTAAAAGATATTTATGTTCCTTCTGTTGAGGAAAATAGATACACCTATGTTAAAGGCTCTACCTCAGGAGGACTCGTTATTTATGAAAATGGAGATTTTGCTTATTCACATCATGGAACTGATCCTGCAGCTGGAAAGCTATGTAATGCCTTTGATCTAGTAAGAATTCATAAGTTTGGAGAGCTTGATGAAGCTGCAGAGCTGAACACTCCAATAATAAAACTACCTTCTTACCAAGCTATGATAGACTTTTGCAGGGAAGATGAAGCTGTAAAGCTTACTCTTGGAGAGGAACGTTTAAACACCGCAAAAGAGGATTTTACTGAAATTGAGGAAGGCATAGAGATAGATACAGAATGGCTAAAGCTACTTGAAGTTGATAAGAGAGGCTTTTATAAGCCAACTATAGGCAATATAGTTTTAATTCTTGAAAATGATCCATATTTAAAAGGGAAAATAGCTCTAAATGAGTTTTCACATAGAACAATGATAAGAGGCAATCTGCCTTGGCACAGACTTAAAAATGCTGCGGAAGGAGATGCATGGAAGGATAGTTATGATGCAGCTTTAAGGCATTATATTGAAAAGATATATGAAATTACTGCACCAACAAAGATTAATGATGCTGTTTTAATTGTAGAGGAAAGAAACAAATATCATCCTATAAGAGAGTATCTTCAAGGCCTAGTTTGGGATGGAATCCCTAGAGTAGACAGCCTTTTAATTGATTACCTTGGGGCAGAGGATAGTGCTTATACAAGAGCTGTTACAAGGAAAGCAATCGTTGCAGCTGTAGCTCGTGTATTTGTTCCTGGTATTAAGTTTGACTATATGCTTGTTTTAGTTGGAAGGCAGGGTATAGGTAAAAGTCATATTGTTAGTTTACTTGGACAGTCTTGGTATTCAGATTCTTTAAATACTGTGCAGGGAAAGGAGGCCTATGAGCAGCTTCAGGATGCTTGGCTTATAGAAATGGCGGAACTTTCAGCAACTAAAAAGGCAGAAGCTGAGGCAGTAAAACATTTTATTTCAAAGAGAGAAGATATTTATAGAGTGGCCTATGGTAAAAGAGTTACTAAGTTTCCGAGGCAATGTGTGTTCTTTGGAACTACTAATGATAATGAGTTTCTTAAAGATAAAACAGGTAATAGAAGGTTTTGGCCTGTTGTAGTAGGTCTTTATGAAAAGAAAAAGAACCTGTGGGATGATATGGTACAAGCTGAAGTAGATCAAATATGGGCTGAAGCTTTAGAAATTTGGAATAGTGGAGAAAGTTTATACCTTGGAACTGATATTGAAAAAGAGGCTATTAAAAGACAGGAACAGCATACTGAGGAAAGCTCCAAGGAAGGTTTAATAAGAGAATACCTTAATAGGCTGTTACCTGAAAATTGGGGTGACCTTGATGTGGGAGCTAGAAGGCGTTTTATCCATGGCAGCGAATTTGGTGAAGCTGAAAATGGAACTGTAAAAAGAGATAAGGTTTGTGCAATGGAGGTATGGGTAGAACTTTTTCAAGCTGATCCAAAGCAAATGACACCTATTCAAGCAAGAGAAATAAATGATATTCTTCGTAAGCTTGAAGGCTGGCAGCCCTATTCAAAGGGAACTGGAAAGCTTAAATTTGGGAAAATGTATGGCTATCAAAAAGCTTTTGTAAAAGAAAATTGTGATGTCCATGACATATAAAAGTGATGTCTTTAAGGCTAAAAATGATGTCTTTGATGTCCTTATTATAAATTTTAGAGTAATGTCCTTGATGTCCATATTATTAGAGTAAATTCTATAATTATTGAATTTATAGAAAATGTAATGTCTATGATGTCTATAAAAACATACCATAGACATTACTAAGGACATCACTTGAAGTGGCTTAATATAAGGGTTTTAAGTATATATGTCTTTAATGTCTTTATTTTTCTATATAGGGATATAGAATATAGAAATACCTATATATACGTATATGTATATACGCTATATACACGTACACGTATAGGAAAATCACCTTTAAGGATATCAGGACATGGAAGTAGGGAGGTATAGGATGAAGGAAAGTAAAATTGAGAAAGCCTTAAAAAATAAGGTGGAAGAAATGGGAGGTATGGCTTTAAAGTTTGTATCTCCAGGAATGGCCGGTGTACCAGATAGAATTGTGCTTATACCAAAGGGAAGAGTTGTTTTTATAGAATTAAAGGCACCAGGTAAAAAGTTAAGACCTCTTCAGTTAAAAAGGAAATTACAGCTTGAGCTTCTAGGCTTCAAGGTTTATATAATAGATTCACTTCAGGGTATAGACGGTTTTGTAAGGGAGGTTTTTCAGTGATTTTTAAACCACATGACTATCAAGAATATGCAAAACAATGGATTATTGAAAAACCGAGTTCAGGATTGTTTTTGGATTTAGGAATGGGAAAAACAGTATGCACCCTAACAGCAGTTCAAGAGCTTTTATATGATTACTTTGATGTGTCAAAGGTCTTAGTTATAGCACCTCTAAGAGTGGCAGAAGATACCTGGAGTAGCGAAGTTCAAAAATGGGAGCATCTTAAAAATTTTAAAATATCAAAGATTTTAGGGAAAGAGGAAGTAAGAATTCAAGCTTTAAAAGAAAAGGCTGATATTTATGTTATCAATAGAGAAAATGTTGAATGGCTTGTAGAGTACTTAGGTAAAGGTTGGTTCTTTGATATGGTAGTCATTGATGAGCTTTCAAGCTTTAAGTCTCCAAAATCAAATAGATTTAAAGCATTGAAGAAAGTAAGACCTTTTATAAAAAGGATCGTAGGCCTGACAGGAACACCAGCACCAAATGGACTTATAGATTTATGGTCACAAGTTTATCTTTTGGATCAGGGAGAGAGGCTAGGAAAAACACTAACAGGTTATAGAGATAGATATTTTCAGCCAGACAAAAGAAACCAAACAGTAATATTTTCCTGGAAACCAGTAGAAGGAGCAGAAGATAGAATTTATGAAAAGTTAAAGGATATATGCATCAGCATGAAAGCGGCAGATTATTTAAAGCTTCCTGAAAGAATAAACAATAGCATAATTATACAGCTGCCTAAAGAGGCAGAAATGAAATACAGAAAGCTTGAAAAAGAACTTCTACTGCCAATTGAAGATGCAGATATTGTTGCCGATACTGCTGCAGTACTTACAAATAAGCTTTTGCAAATGGCTAATGGTGCTGTTTATGATGAGAATGGTGAAGTAAAAGAAATTCATGATGCAAAGCTTAAAGCCCTAGATGATGTGATTGAAGCAGCAAACGGTAAACCAGTTTTAATATTTTATGCATATAAGCATGATTTAGAAAGATTATCTGAGCATTTGAAAAATAAAGATTTTAGAGTATTGAATAACTCAGAAGATATTGAAGCTTGGAATAATGGTGAAGTACCAATAATGCTAGTCCATCCAGCTTCAGCAGGACATGGGCTTAACCTACAATTTGGAGGAAATATAATTGTTTGGTTCGGACTTACTTGGAGTTTGGAGCTATACCAGCAAGCCAATGCAAGACTTTATAGGCAGGGGCAAAAGCAGAGTGTAATTATAAATCATCTTATAGCAAAAGGAACAATTGATGAAGATGTAATGAGGTCACTTGAAAATAAAGAAGTTGGACAAGAAGCATTGCTTCAGGCAGTTAAAGCAAGATTAAAACAAATATCTTTAGATTAGGTGTTGGAAGAATTGTAGCTTGTGAGTAAAAGAGAGGAGGAAAAAATGTGGAAGCTAGAGAATACGTTGAATATTTACTTGAAAACTATAATGAGATTTTAAAGGATATTGAACAATTGAAGTTTGAACTTGAAACCTTTGAGGAGTTAGTTCCAGAAGAAATGATAGATGCCATGAACTTCTCATCAGGGAATGAAGAAAGAGTAGCAGCTTACAGAGTTTCAGATAAAACTTGCAAAATAGCATTAATATATGCTGAGGTGGCTAAGAGAATGAATAACGAAGCTAAGGAAGAAATAAGAAAAATGATAATAGCTTCTGAATATGAGATAAGAAAACTTAATTATTGTATTGATAGGTTAGATGAAAAAGTTAAAGAAACAATAAAGGGTGTTTATATAAATAAAGGTTCATGGGCAGATGTATGCAAAAAGTTATATATAAGCGAGAATACTTTAAATAAATACAGAAGAAAAGGTATAGAGGAAATAAAAGGTATGTTTCAGATTGGAAGGCTGGCAAATTAGCTGGTCTTTTTGTTGTTTGCAAAATAAATTTGAAGTAATATATAGTTATATGTAGTTAATTTGAAAGGGGATGGGGTCTTGGGTTTATTTTATTGGCATTCAAAAGTTGAAAATGGAAATACACTAAAAGAAGAATTACTTGATTTAGATAAAATTAGTATTGTAAGAATAGCATCTGCATATTTTTCAAAAGAGGGATTAGAAATTTTAAAAGAGCTTAGAGATAAGCATTTATTAAAAAAACAGAATATTCATTTATATTTATCACCAGAATTTTCAATAGATAAGCCTCATGAGCTACTTGAGGAATTAAAAGAATTCTGCAATGTATATATTGTATTTAATATTAGATTTCACCCTAAAGTGTATTGGTTAAAATCAAGTAGCAAAAGCAAATTAATTTTTGGATCATCAAATTTTACTAGGGGTGGATTTACTGATAATATAGAATTTGATATGGTTAGTGAAATTGATAAAAATGATGAATTAAAATTAGATATGTTTTTTAAGTACTGTAATGATAATAGTGAATTAGTGGATGAGGATATAATTAAATTTTATAAGGATAAAGCAGATGAATTTAATAAATTAAGAGACACTAATAGAAAAATTAACAAGGCTTTATATTCATACGAAAGAAGAAACGATGCATTTGAAGAAGACGATTATAACTTAGATGAAATGTATTTTACTTACCAAGATTATGAAACCTTATTTTTGAGAAACCAAGCATTAAATGATGCTGCAATAAATGTTAGAAGAAAGGCAATTAAAGACAAAATATTAAAAATTCATAAGAAAGTATATTCAACCTTAAATAAAGAGAATATTCATTGTCATTGGAGACCTGAAAATATAACATCTTTAATAAGGCCATGCGAATTTAATTTTGGAAGAGTAGGATGGGTAGGAGTAAGATATGGGAAACATAAAGACGAAATTGATATTTTAAATATAGGTTCAGAAAAAGATGAAGAACTAGGATTTCAAAAACATTCTTGTTTGCAGTTTTGTATTACATCAAATGGCTTTGAAATAAATTTGTTTCATGCAGTAAGAAGAGATGCTGTAGATAGGAATTACCTTCATGAGAATATTAATAGTCTTAAAAGTAAAATTGTAAAGGAGTTAGATAAACTTAGGGGAGAAGGATTAGAATGGATAATTCATGATAATGTACAAGATAAAGATTATATATTTGAAATAGATAATGAAAAAAGCGAAGATTTTATTTCATTTTACAAAAAGTATGATGAGGAAGGAAGAGAATCTTATTTAGCATATTATTTAGAACCTGATAATAATAATTTAAAAGATCTTAATAGTATTAGTAAAGTTGTGATAGAGAAAATAAAGTTATTTTTACCTTTATATAATTTATTAGCTTTTAGGATTAAATAAAATTCAATGGGTGGTTAGGAAACGGTTAGAAAGTTGATGGAAAGTAGAGAGAAACAAATCATAAAATCTATGTTATAATTTAAAGTGTAGAAATGTATACAAGCCTCTTGGAGAAATCTGAGAGGTTTTTTAATAAGAAAATTTAATGAGTTAGATATAGCTTCTGAGGATATTCCCTTGGGAGCTTTTTTATTTGGAGGAATAGATATGGCTATTCATAAATGTAAAAAGTGCATTTGGAGTAATAAGATCAGTTCAAACATTTTATTCTGTATCTTTCCAAAGTGTATCGTCAAGGAAGAAATACCAGAACAAGCTGTTGGAGCTAAGGAAACGTCAGTGGTTCCTAAAGCTAGAACAACTTGTGATGATAAAAGAAAAAGGAGTAAAAGACATGTGTCCAAGAAAACCAAGAAAACCTTGTAGTTTCAGAGGGTGTCCTGAACTAACAGAAGGAAGGTACTGTGAAAAACACCAGAAACAAGTGGACAGTGAATACAATAAGACAAATAGACCTTTCAAACATTTATACAACACAAGTAGGTGGAAGAAGTTAAGGAAACAATTCTTACAAGAACATCCTCTTTGTGTAAAGTGTAAAGTTAAAGGTGCTATTAAAGCTGCAACTGTTGTGGATCATATTGAAGCACATAAAGGTGATGAAGGTTTGTTTTGGAACCAAAGCAACTGGCAACCTTTATGTAAAGAGTGTCATGATAGAAAGACAGCAAAGGAAGATGAGAGATGGGGAAGAAAAGGCCATAAGAGTTATTCTTATAGCCTTTAACATAAATTACTCAAAATATAGAGTTTTTACGAAGTCACTTAGTCTTGAAGCTTCTGTTATTGTTATATTTTTAGGAATTGAAAGTTTTACCAATACTCCAGGACGAAGCGGATATTCTACATCAATAAATTCATTTTCGTCAGGAATGACAATGTTTGTTATAGGAGTACCTTCAGATAATGCTTTTATTACAGTGTAATGTTTACTTAAATCAGCTGTTGTTCTTTGTACTTTAAGAGAACTTCTTAAACTATCAGGAAGTTGGGTTCTTGATATAGGTCCATTTAGCCATTTAATTTTACGTTGATGAGGATATCCTTCAATATCAGAGTCCTTTGATGAATCATAAATATAATCACTTTCTATTTTTCCAAAATAAATATCATCATTATTAGGGACAAGTATTAAATCTCCTTTTGACATTTGATTTACAAGTATATCTATCGTTGCGTATGCATTACCTAGTTTAAGGCTTGTATAATTGTATGGGTGTTTTTGTAGAAGCTCTTTAATATCAGATCTACTCTTACCTGTAAGATTACCTATTAAAGGCCAACCAACTGCAACAATGTTATTTGATTTAAATTCTTCTATTCTGTTAGTACCATGTGGGATTGGGCGAACGAGCCATGCTTTTGACATAATTAAAACCTCCAAAATAAATCTATGATTAAATAATAACACTAACAATATTACTTGTCAACAAGTTGATAACAAGTTGATAAAATAATTATCAGGAGGATATTGTGTTGATATATAAGGTGGAACGTATGGGGGAGGGGAGGTCAAATACTTATAGACTTATCTTAAGAGGTCGGGTGGGCCCCTTCGTACTAAAAATCGCAATATTCCAGAGGGGGGGATAAGGCAGGCCTTGAAAATATAGAGCTTTGAATTTTTCAGGGCTTAAGATAGGTTGCACCTTAAAAAAGTGATGTAAAAACATATGCTTTTTGAGGTGTTTTTTATTAATTTTGAGGAAGGTGAACAAATGGATATTCAGAGGATAACTGTTGATAAACTTAATCCAGCAAAATATAATCCAAGAAAAAATCTAAAACCGGGTGACCCAGAATACGAGAAATTAAAAAGATCTATTGAAACCTTTGGATATGTTGAACCTGTAATCTGGAATAAGAGGACAGGTCATATAGTTGGTGGGCATCAGAGGTTTAAAATATTAAAAGAGCGAGGAGCAACTGAAATAGATTGTGTAGTTGTTGATATGGAGGAAGCTGAAGAAAAAGCATTAAATGTTGCTCTTAATAAAGTTAGTGGGGATTGGGATATGCCAAAGCTTGCTGAACTTTTAGAAGACCTAGATAAATCAATGTTTGATGTATCACTTACAGGTTTTGATGCTGCTGAAATAGAAGACTTATTTTCAAAAGTCCATGATAAGGATGTTAATGATGATGGCTTTGATGCAGATAAAGCTTTAGAGGATATTAAAGAGCCTATTTCAAAAACAGGAGATATATGGCTTTTAGGAAAGCATAGGTTAATTTGTGGTGACAGCACTAAACTTTCAGATGTTGAAAAATTAATGGATGGAAAGAAAGCAAATCTTTGTGTAACAGACCCACCCTATAATGTTAATTATTCAGCTGGGAAAGAAAATGAAAGAGTTATTAAAAATGATCACATGGAGGACAGTAAGTTTTATGATTTCTTACTTGCAGCCTATAAAAATATGTTTGCTGTTCTTGATGATGGAGCAGGAGCTTATATATTTCATGCTGATACTGAAGGCTTAAATTTTAGAAAAGCTTTTAAGGATGCTGGATTTCATCTTGCTAATGTTTGTATTTGGGTTAAGCAAAGTTTAGTTCTTGGTAGGAGCGATTACCAATGGCAACATGAACCTGTGCTCTATGGTTGGAAGCCTACAGGAAAACACAGATGGTATGCAGATAGAAAGCAAACAACTGTATGGAATTTTGATAGACCAACTAAGAGTCCAGACCATCCAACAATGAAACCAGTACCTTTAATGGCTTATCCAATACAAAATAGCAGCATGACTAACTGTATTATATATGAACCTTTTGCAGGTAGCGGTTCTACACTAATTGCTTGTGAGCAGACAGGTAGAATATGCTATGCTGTAGAGCTTGATGAAAAATACTGTGATGTTATTGTTAAAAGATATATTGAAGCAGCAGGAGAAGATGGCGTTTTCTTACTTAGAGATGGTGAAAAAATAGCATATAAAGATGTGCCTAAAAGTGAATAAAATGCTTGATATATATGTGTTTTAGAGTGATATATAGTATAACAAAAAAACACATGGAGGTTTTGAAATGAGAGCATTATTTGGAAGAAAGGTTTTAAACTTAAAGGAGCTTAAGGAACTTACAAAAGAAGCAATTGAAGATGGGGTTAAAGGAACAGCATACGAAGTTACAAAAGAAATTGAACTAAGTGATGAGGAATTTAAAGAATTTGTAAAAGACTTTTGCAAAGACCAGCCTTGGATAACCAAAGAAGATGGTGGTTGCAATGAAAAAGGAGAGCTAAGATGCATAAGAGTTAAAAATTCAAAAACAAAGAAAAGTATTTTAGTAGACTCGGAAGGCTACACGTATCCAAGATATACAGCAATAGAAAAATAGAAGAAGGCCCTAAAATAAGGGCTTTTTTCAGTTTATAATACTTGATAATTCTGTACTTTAGAGTGATTAATGTAATAACAAAAGTACAGGAGGTTTTTATAATGGATAAAAAAGAAATTCTAAGAGCACTTGGAGAGCACTTTGATGTTAAGCCTAAATATTTAGGAGCACCAAGTTTTGCTTACCAAATTATAAACAATCAAGGTGAGATTATTATTGTAGATAGAGAAGGCAAAATTAGAAATTCCTCAGGGATTGAACTGGAGCTTGAAAGTATTTTAAAAGGATTAGTGGTAGAAATAAAAGAAGAGGAAAACTTAAGTAGACAGGTAATCTTAAACATGGATGGACATACAGGTTCATCACTTCGCAATCTAGTAAATATGATAAGTAGCAAGCAAAGTCTTATAAAAAAGGCCCTCGGAACACAGGAAGATATAGTTACACAGGAATTTGTAGAGGAAATAAATAGTGTAAGAATTACAACTCTTGAGGACTTTGAAGCTGAAGCCTTAAGAATTGGACTTGAAAAAGCTAGAGGATTAGGTTTTGATTTTAACAAGAAAAGCATAAGTTTTCAGTTTTTAAACGGACTTGAAGATGAAAATGTTAAAAGGCAATTTGCTGAAGCATTAAATGAAGGAGCAATAAAATTAAAGCATACTTCTTATAAAGAGAAGAAAACTGATAATGAAAAATACACCATGAGAACATGGCTTCTAAGGCTCGGTTTTATAGGTGATAGATATAAAGACGCAAGGAACCAATTACTACGCAATCTGGGCGGTAACAGTGCCTTTAGAAAACAAGTAAACGAATAAGAATAAGGAAGGACTGCTGAAAGGGTAGTCTTTTTATTTTGAGGAGGTGAGACCATGGCGACAAGAGGTAGAAAGCCAAAACCAACAGCATTAAAAGTTCTTGAAGGTAATCCAGGTAAGAGACCTTTAAATTTAAACGAACCAAAGCCAGAAAAGAAAGCTCAAAAGTGTCCGTCATGGCTTGAACCTGAAGCCAAGAAGGAATGGAGAAGGATGTCTAAGGTATTAGAGCAAATAGGTGTGTTAACTGAAGTGGATACTGCAGCTTTTGCTGGTTATTGCCAAGCATACTCAAGGTGGAAGGAAGCAGAAGAATTTCTATCAAAGCATGGAACTATTTTTAAAACTCCATCAGGATACATTCAGCAGGTTCCACAGGTTTCAATAGCCCAGACATACCTAAAGATTATGAAAGACTTCTGCTCAGAATTTGGATTAACACCATCAGCTCGTTCTAGAATTAATGCTGGAACTTCTAAGGGAGATACTTCCGATCCTATGGAAGAACTTTTAAGGATGGGTTAATTTCATGTTTGATGCAAAGAAAGCTGAAAGAGCAGTAAAGTTTATTAATAATCTTAAGCATACAAAAGGTGTGTGGCATGGAGTTCCTTTTGATCTTTTACCTTGGCAGGATAAAATAATAAGAGATATTTTCGGCACTGTTAAAGAAGATGGTTATAGGCAGTATAATACAGCCTATATTGAAATACCAAAGAAAAACGGGAAGTCGGAGATTGCAGCAGCAGTAGCTCTTTACTTAACTTGTGGTGATAATGAGTGGGGAGCTGAAGTTTATGGCTGTGCCGCAGATAGACAGCAGGCTTCAATAGTATTTGATGTAGCTGTTGATATGGTGGATCAGTGTCCAGCTTTAAAGAAAAGAATAAAACCTGTAATATCACAGAAGCGATTAGTATATATGCCACTTGGTAGTTTTTATCAAGTTCTTTCGGCAGAAGCATATACAAAGCATGGTTTAAATGTTCATGGAGTTATTTTTGATGAGCTTCATGCACAACCAGGTAGAGAGCTTTATGATGTTATGACTAAAGGTAGTGGTGATGCGAGAAAGCAGCCACTTTTTTTCTTAATAACAACTGCAGGAAATGATAGAAATTCTATTTGCTATGAAGTACATCAAAAGGCAGAGGATGTTTTACGAGGTAAGAAGATTGATCCCACCTTTTATCCTGTTATTTATGGTATCAAAGATGAGGAGGATTGGCAGGATGAAGCCAACTGGTATAAGGCAAATCCATCATTAGGTCATACCATTGATATAGAAAAAGTTAGAGCAGCAATGCTAAGTGCAAAGGAAAATCCAGCTGAAGAAAATATATTCAGACAGCTTAGGCTAAACCAATGGGTAAAACAATCCGTTAGGTGGATGCCTATGGAGGTATGGGATAAATGTTCTTTTGCTGTTGACATAGATAAACTGAAAGGAAGAGAGTGCTATGGTGGTCTTGACCTTTCAAGCTCAAATGATATAACAGCTTTTGTTTTAATATTTCCACCAATAGCTGATGATGATAAATATTATGTGCTTCCATATTTCTGGATTCCAGAAGAAAATTTAAAGCTTAGAGTAAAAAGAGACCATGTTCCTTATGATGTTTGGGAGAAACAAGGCTTTGTAAAAACTACAGAAGGAAATGTCATTCACTATGGTTTTATAGAAAGTTTTATTGAAGAGCTAGGAACAATGTTTAATATTAAAGAAATAGCTTTTGACAGATGGGGAGCTGTTCAAATGGTCCAAAACTTAGAAGGTTTAGGTTTTACGGTTGTTCCTTTTGGACAAGGTTATAAAGATATGAGTCCACCAACAAAGGAACTAATGAAATTAGCACTTGAAAAGAGAATAGCTCATGGAGGACATCCAGTACTTAAATGGATGATGGATAATATTCACGTAAGAACAGACCCAGCAGGGAATATTAAGCCAGATAAAGAGAAATCTACTGAAAAGATAGATGGGGCTGTTGCTTTAATTATGGCTCTTGATAGGTCAATAAGGCATGAAGCAAAGGATAGTGTTTATGATAATAGAGGAATTTTGATAATATAGAAGTTTTAATAATAGCAAAGTTCCAGATAGGAGATAGTCAGAGAATAATTAGATAATAATTAGATAATAATTAGATAATAAGTAGGGTATACTACCTCTAGAAAAAATTTGCGAGGTGAAGGAATACTATGTAAAAAAATAAAAACATATGGAAATATATTAAGAGCATACAGTGTTTTAAAAAAGTTGGAGGGGTATCCAGGATTTAGTTTAGAGAAATTATGCAGTGATATTAATTGGAGTTATGATGAGGTTAGGCATTTTATGACTTTTTGTGAAAAAATAGAAATAGGAGAAATAAATATTGATAGCTTAAAAGATTATCAAAGGAAATATGAAATGATGTCCGATGAATTGTTGAGATATGTAAACCAGTCTAACATGTAAAAGAGAGAAGAGATTTGGAAAGTTATTAAATTTTCTAAGTCTTTTTACTTTATGAATCTGTTAAGCTGATATGAAAAAATAGCTTGATTTTTTATAGAATTGCTTGCTCTTTGAAAATTATATAAGTTTGAATATTTTATTGTATGGCAAACAAGCCTGCAATAAAATTGATTTTTGCAGGTTAAATAAAGGTATTAATTTTAATTAAGTTGCTGAAAACCAGGAGTTTTTAGCAAAGCTATCGCTAGCGAAGCCGGCAACTTCTGCTGGAGTACAGTTATTTAATGAGCCATGTGATCTAATAAATTTATAGTGAAAGATAAATAAGTAAATTAGGTTATTAGCTTTCTCAAAAGATTTAAATCCTTTTTTAGCTCTATACCAAGCTTTAAATGTCTTGTTAAATGATTCTATTAAATTATTATTTATATCACTAGACATTGGTGCAACGGGTATATGTTCAGTATTTGGCAATATTGTAGCGGCAGCTTCGTTATACGAAGGTAGTCTATCGGTTATAAAGTAAGTTGGTTCACCACAATTTTTAGCTTCATTTATTAGTGTATAAGCTGAATCAGAACTTCTAGATTTAGTTAGATGAAATGCTAGAATAAATCTAGTTTCAGAATCAGTAGCTAACCATAGATAGTATCTTTCACCGTTAATAAATACTACTGTTTCATCAGCGTGCCAATCGTCAGATTGTAAGTTTAAACTAGCTTTAAATCTATCAGCTTTCTGTTTAAAGAAAGGTGCAAATTTATTAGTCCAACTTGCTATAGTAACATGGGATACCTTAATACCAGAGTTAATCATCAAGAATTGAGAAATAGCTCTTGTTGATGAATTATTTAAAAAATATAGTGTTAATGCAGTTAATATTACATGTAGTGGAAAACGCATTCCTTTCATAGAAAGGGACCCGGTAATTAATTCACTAGATGCTATATCAATATTGGTAGTATGATGCTTAACTATTATGTGATTACACTTTTTGTTATTGCATTTATAGCGATTGTAATGTTTGTATGCATGGTGTAAGTAAGTTCCTTTACCACACTTAGGACATCTAGGGTAACTTCTTTTAGGTAACCCATCACCATCGCCAAGTGCGAACTGGCGCTTACATTGCTTGCATTGATACTTTTGTTTAGCCTGCTTATTAAAACCAAACTTATATAGTTTATCAGAATGACATCGTGGGCATTTTATATTAGTCTTGTTCATTGTTCTTCTCTCCTTTTCTAAGGGGGTATTATTTAGTCTTGCAAACCTATTGTATTTCCTTGGGTTGAGAGGAGCAATGTTCATATAACTTAACAAATCGTACTTTATAAGAGGGGGAGCATAATGAAAATACCTTTTTTAAAAAATAGATTTGAAGCAAGAGCCGCACCTATCCCAGATAGAGTGAAGGCTTTTTTACTTGGTGAAGATTTAAACATTAGTAATAAAGCAGGTGTTGTAGTTAATGAAGAAACTGCAATGAGAACCTCTGCTGTTTATGCTTGTGTGAGAGTTATTGCAGAAACTGTAGCAAGTTTACCATTACCTTTATATAAAAGACTTCCAAGAGGAAAAGAAAAAGCAATATATCATCCTTTATACACTGTACTTCATGATTTGCCAAACAGTGATATGACTAGTTTTTCCTTTAGAGAAACTATGATGACTCATTTGCTTTTATGGGGAAATGCCTATGCACAGATTATAAAAAGAGGAAATCAGATTGCAGAGCTTTGGCCACTGCATCCAGCCTATGTAAGAGTGGAAAGAGAACCGGTTACTAATAAATTAGTTTATAGGTATACAGTTGGAACACAAGAAATTGTGTATAGCAGTGAACAGATACTGCATATATCTGGACTAAGCTTTGATGGAATAAAGGGTTTATCTCCAATTAGCATGGCTAGAGAAACTATAGGGCTTGCACAAGCTACTGAAGAATTTGGTTCTAGATTTTTCTCAAACGGAGCAAGGCCCGGTGGAATACTTCAGCACCCAGGCATAGTTAAGGACCCAGAAAGGCTCAGAAAGTCTTGGGAGGAAGTATATAAAGGAGTACAAAATTCTCACAAAATTGCTGTGCTTGAGGAAGGAATGACTTATAAAGAGATAGGTATTCCTCCAAATGATGCACAGTTTTTAGAAACACGTAAGTTTCAGTTAAATGAGATTTGTAGAATATTTAGAGTACCACCACATTTAATAGGTGATTTAGAAAGAGCTACATTTTCTAATATAGAGCATCAATCTATAGATTTTGTGGTTCATACAATTAGGCCTTGGCTTGTAAGATGGGAACAGGCAATACAGAAAGCTCTTATTCCTGAAGGGGAGAGGGCTATTTATTTTGCAAAATTTACGGTTGATGGTTTTCTAAGAGGAGATTTTAAAACGAGAATGGATGGATATGCTGTTGGAAGGCAGAACGGATGGTACAGTGCCAATGATATTAGGGAATTTGAAGATTTAAACCCTATTCCAGAAGAAATGGGAGGGGATTTATATCTTGTTAATGGAAATATGATGACTGCAACAGAAGCTTTAAAAAACAATGGAGGTGAAGATAATGGCAGCCAAAAGTCAGATGGAACGCAGAACAGTGGAACTAACGGAACTAAGGGTTCTTCAAGCTAACACAGAAGAAGGTGAAAATAAAGCTATTCCTATAATCGAAGGTCATGCAGCTGTTTTTAATCAGTGGTCTGAGGAGCTTGGAGGTATGTTTTCTTTTAAAGAAAAGGTACTACCAGGAGCTTTTAGCGAAACCATTCAGACCGATGATATAAGAGCGCTATTTAATCATGATCCAAACTATGTACTTGGAAGAAACAAAGCAGGAACATTAGAACTTAAGGAAACACAAAAAGGATTACTTGTAAGAATTACTCCACCAGATACACAGTGGGCAAGGGATTTAACTGTGAGTATAGACCGAGGTGACATCAGTCAGATGAGCTTCGGTTTTTTAGTTATAGAGGATAGATGGGGTCATGAAGACGGCATGGATGTAAGAGAACTTCAAAAAGTAAAGCTTTTTGATGTATCTCCTGTAACTTTTCCAGCCTATCCACAAACAAGTGTTGGAGTGAGAAGTGCTGATGAGGTTTACGAAGCAAGAAAGAATCAGCTTAAAAGCCGCAATGAAGCAGAAATATCTAAGAATTTAAGAAAGCTTGAAATGCTAAAGCAAAAATTTAATTTAATGTAGGAGGACAAATATATGAGTAAAAAAATAAAAGAAATGCTTGCAAGAAAGAATGATTTAAGACTTAAGGCACTAGCAATAATTGATCAGGCCCAAAAGGAAGGCAGATTTTTAACTGAAGAAGAAGATAAAAATGTAAAGCAACTTGAGGAAGAAATGCGTAAGTGGGATGAAACAATAAAAAGGGCTGAGGCAATAGGTGTTGAAGATGAGCCAGCACCAACTTTAGATATACCGCCAGTAAAACCAACTCCTCAAAATGATGAAAAAAGATTTATGAGCTTTGGTGAGCAAATGATGGCTGTTTATAGAGCTGCTGCACCAGACGGAAGAATTGACTCAAGACTTACAACTAGGGCTGCAACTGGAATGAATGAAAGTGTTCCTTCTGATGGAGGTTTTTTAGTACAACAGGACTTTGTTACTGAGCTTCTAAAGAGAACTTATGAAACAGGTATTCTAGCTTCAAAGGTTAGAAAAATTCCTATTTCAACTAATGCCAATGGACTAAAGATTAATGCCATTGATGAAAGTAGTAGAGCTAATGGATCAAGATGGGGTGGAGTTCAAACTTACTGGGAGAATGAAGCGGACCAACACACAGCTTCAAAGCCAAAGTTTAGAACAATGGATTTATCACTTAAGAAACTTACAGGTCTTTGTTATGCAACAGATGAACTTCTTCAGGATGCAGCAGCACTTGAAAGTGTTTTAAGACAGGCTTTTGCAGAAGAGTTTGGATTTAAAATTGATGATGCGATTTTAAATGGTATAGGAAGTGGACAGCCATTAGGAATATTAAATTCTGAAGCTCTTGTAAAGGTAGGAAAAGATAGCGGACAAACAGAGATGATTACAGTTCAAAATTTATTAAATATGTGGGCAAGACTATGGGCTAGAAGCAGAGGAAATGCTGTATGGTACGTTAACCAAGAAATCGAGCCACTTCTTTATACATTAAAGATAGGAGATAAACCTGTATATATTCCAGCAGGAGGCCTTTCAGAAGTACCTTATGCCACTTTATTTGGTAGACCTGTAATGCCGCTTGAACAATGCTCAGCAGTTGGAGAAGTTGGAGATATTCTATTAGCTGATCTAAGTCAGTACCTTTTAATTGATAAGGGCGGAATTAATGCAGCTTCCTCTATACATGTACGTTTTTTATATGATGAGAGTGTATTCAGATTTATCTACAGAGTAGATGGACAACCAATTTGGAATAAGCCACTTACACCATATAAGGGTAGTAATTCAACAAGCCCATTCGTAGCTTTGGCTAAGAGAAATTAGTGGAGGTAATTATATATGAGAATAACTGACTTAAAAATACCAGGAGCAATTTTTGCTTCAGCAATTACAACATCTGAAATAGAACTTAATAACTATCAAGAAGTTACCTTCTTAGTTGAAAGTGGAGAGGGAACAGCAGCAAATACAACAATAACAGTTGAAGGAAGATTAGGAGCTACTGGTGAAGCATCAGCAGTTCCTTTTTTATTTGCTGAGAAAGGTAATAATGGATTTGTTGAAGTAGAACCAACAGGCAAGCAAGTATCTATTGGAGGGGCAGCAGGAGCAGTAAAATACTATCTTATAAAAGTTACAGCAAATATGCTTGCTTCAAAGGAGTTTGACAGAGTAGTTTTAAAAACTACAGCAGTTACTTCTTCTACTGTACCAGGAGCAATATACGCCATAAGTGATAAGCCAAGATTTTCAGTATAGCAGTTGGAGGTGAGTGTATGGTTCTTTCACTTGAAGAGGTTAAATTATATTTAAGGGTTGATGGTGATGAGGAAAATACACTCATCACTAAATTCATTTTAGCAGCTGAAGAATTGTGTGAAGGAGTGCTAAGGTATCCATTAACAGAGCTAACTGTAGTACCTGAAGCTGTAAAACAATCAATTTTATATGCTGTAGCAAATATGTATGAAGAACGTGAAAAGGCTGATATTAAGGCTGTTATTGAGGTTATGACAAGGCTTTTATTTGCATATAGGAAAGAAAGCTGGTGATACTGTGAAAATAGGAAATCTTAAATATAGAATTACCTTTCAAAGCTTAGTTGCAACTACAAATGAAAATGGATTTGATGTTGAAACTTGGGTAGATCATAAGACAGTGTGGGCAGCAGTTTCTAATCTAAATGGTAGAGAGTACTTTGCAGCAGCCACTGTTCAAGCTGAAAAAACTGTGAAGTTTACTGTTAGATTTTTTAAAGACATTACTGAAAGTATGAGGATAAGCTTTGATGGAAAGCAGTACAATATAACTTCAATTGATAACATAAAATATGCCAATAAATTCATAGAAATCAAGGCTATGGAGGTTGATAACATTGGCTAAAATAGAACTTGAAGGAATGCAGGAGCTTATAGATAGAGTTAATAAACTTGGTGCTAAAGGTGAAATAATAAAGAAAAAAACTCTTGATAAGGCTGGAAACTTGGTAAAAGGCAGCATGGAGAAAAATGCTCCAAGGTCAAGCCTAAGTAAAAAGCATATGGCGGATAATATAAAGGTTTCAGATATAGAAAAAGAAAATGGAGTGGACTTTGTAGAGATTGGTCCTAATAAAGGGGATAATTCAGAATTCTTTTATTCAAAATTTAGCGAATGGGGGACAAGTACCCAACCAGCACAACATTGGGCAGAGAATTCTGTCCTTGAGAATAAAAGAGAGATAAATAATATTATAAAGGAAGAACTGCAAAGGGGACTTGAGGAATGATAAATAAAATGATTATAGATACCTTGAAGCCACTTAAAATTCCAGTAGCCTTTCAAAAATACAGTGGAAAAGCAGAAAATTACATTACTTTTCATGAGTATTTGGCTTCAGGTGAGGAATACGAAGATGATGAAGTAACTTTGACAGCACACTATGTTCAGGTTGATGTGTGGTCGAAATCAGATTATACAGATTTGGTTGCAAAAGTAAAAAAGCTGCTTACAAGTGCAGGATTTAAAAGACTAAATGAAATAGACCTTTATGAAGAAGGTACAAAAATCTATCATAAAGGTCTTAAATTTTATTATTTAGAAGAAATGGAGAGTGATATATATGGCTAGACAGATAGGACTTAGAGATATTCATATAGCTATATTAAAAACAGATGATGCAACAGCAACAACCTATGATCCACCAATAAAGCTAGAAAGAGCAATAAGTGCAAAGCTTTCTCCAAAATCAAATTCAGATAATATTTATTCTGATGATGCAGTGGAAGATATTATTACTGCCTTTGAAGGTGTAGATGTTGAAATAGAGGTTAACCAGCTTTCCCTTACAAGCAGAGCAAAACTTCAAGGAGCAAAGGTTGTGAAAGGTGTTCTTATTGAAAATAAGGATGATATGCCTCCAACTTTGGCTTTAGGTTTTAAATCCAAAAAGAATAATGGAAAGTACAGATATGTATGGCTTTTGAAAGGTAAGTTTGAACTAGCTACAGATGAATATGATACAGAGGCAGAAAAGCCAAAGGCACAGAGTGCAAAGCTTAAAGGTAAGTTTTATTCAAGAGACTTTGATGGTAATTATAGATTTATCTGTGATGAGGATGCTGAAGGTGTAGATGCCACAATTATAAGTGGGTGGTTTACTGCTGTTCCTGAAGAACCCGTAGTATCCTAAAATCGGACTTACTCAACATTTCTCCATTAGAATATACTAGATAAGCTGTTAATATAATAGTAATGAAAGTAATCATTTAGGAAAGTATAATGGAAGCAGCTGAAGGTATAGTAAAGGAGTGTTATTGGAAGATATACAAAGGCAACTGTTTAGATATACTAAATAATATGGATGAAGAATCAGTAGATTGTATTGTGACAAGTCCACCATATTTTGATAGAAGATCTTATGGTGCAAAGCCAAAAAGTGACGGTAACATTGCGGAGTGGCTTTATGCTAATAGTGGACAACCAATAGAAGGTGAAATAGGTAACGGGAAGGATAAAGAAAAGTATATTAAAGATATAGAAACTGTTTTAAAACTTTGCTATAAGGTGTTAGGAAAAGAAAAATTTCTATTTATTAACATATCAACAAGCCATAAAGATTTTGAGTTGTTAGATTTTAGTTCAGAATTCATTAAATCTGCAAAAAATGCAGGATTTGTACATTGGGATACAATTATATGGATAAAACGAAATCCTATGCCACCTGGTAGGTATAAAAATGTGTATTTGGCGCAGGGGTGGGAATATATTTTGGCATTTAGCAAAGGTAAAGGTATTGAGATAAATAATAACGATGTACAAATAGAAACTCACTTTAAATGTGAAAACTGTGGAATAGATAACTACGTTAAAAGTGCGATAACACCTAATTATGTTTACAGCAATATTGGTTGCTATGGTAGGAAATATAATTCACTTATATCGCATCCTGCGATATTTCCAATGGATATTCCAGCATTTTGCTTAAGTATTGCTACAAAAAAAGGAGAAGTAGTCTTAGACCCTTTCGTGGGAAGTGGCACAACTTTAATAGCAGGAATAGAGCAGGGTTTGAATGTCATTGGTTGCGAGTTAGTACCAGAAATATATCAAGAATTAGTTAAGGGAATGCAAACATTAACTGATTAGAGAACTTTTAACTGAATAAAAATTAAACAACTATCCAAACTAAAATATAATTGCAACTTTAAGGGGTGCTTAATGTGGAAGACAATTATATTAAAATTTTGGATAGTTTTAAATTTAATGACTATATTACAGCTAAACAAATAAGAAAAGAATTAAAGGAATCAGATCATATAGAAGCTACCAAGATTATAAAAAAATATGGAATAGCACAACCGTATGACTATGTAAGGGCTTGCGGAAAAAGCAATTTCACAGATTTTGCGTTAAATAAGTTAGAAAAAAGAACAGAAGATGATAGCAAGTACATTATATCAAGGTGTGTTGGTGACAAAGTTATTTATCTGTATACCGACAAATTGTTTGAAAAGCTTGAAGAAATGAAATGGTTGGTTTCAAAGGGATATTTTGATACTATTCAGTCACAAAATAAGAAAATTAAAGGCTACTTTAAAGATGAGAATGAAATCACAATTGGTAAGAAATCTACGGGAGAGATTAAAATACTATTAGATGAGGCGGATATTAATTCTATAGTTACAAGGAAATATTACCTGTTTGATAAAAATCATCTAAGTATTCAGTCTCAAATTGGAGCCTTAGGTGTTTATTTTGGATATAATTCTAAATTAGCTCAAAATGATAAGAATAAAGAAATATATGGGGTCAATTTAAATACAGTTTGTGTAGCTACTATGGAAGATGTAGATTTATCCAATTTGAAATCAGAAAAATCTTTTGAGAAGATAGATTATGTGGATGTAATATGGACTGGAGCAAAAACAGGTGATTTGACAGTTGCAATTGAAGTAGAGTTTAAAGAAGATTGGCTAGATGCTATAGTAAGATTAATATCTGTAAGCTTGGCATCAAGTTCTGCTAGCAAGGTAATAAATGTAATTATTTCTGAAAAAGAAGAAGACTATTTTTCTATAAGAGATATAGCTAATATGGATATGATATCACTTTTACCTGTAAAGATAAAACTTGCGCATATAACAACTCAAAAACTTATAGAAATATTAGCAATGAGAGATACTGGAGTGGACTCTGATTTAGTAAGGAAGAGATTTTTTAATGAAATAAGATATATATAGAATTAGGACTTACTTTTGTAGGTCCTTTTATTATGTTAATAGGGAGGATGAAGGGTTTGAAAGCATCAGAACTTAAAAACAAAGGTATTAAAATTACTATAGGAAACAAAGACTATGAACTTAAATTTGATATGAACACCTTCTGTGAGTTAGAAGAGGTCTATGGTGATATCAATCAAGCCTTTGAAGACTTACAGAATAGAAAAATAAAAGCAATTAGAGCACTGATTTACTCAGTAATTAAAGCTGAGGATGAAAGTGTTACTCTTAAAGAAGTAGGAAAAATGTTAACTTTAAATGATATGGAGAGGTTAGGTACAGCTATTAATGAAGCATTAAGTATGGCTATGCCAGAGGTAAGTGAAGAAAATATGGGGGAATAGAAAGCTGCTCTAGTTCTGAAAGTTGGGACTGGGAGTGGCTTTTTTATTTGGGAACAAATCTTTTAAAAATGACTGAGGAGCAATTTTGGAAAAGTACACCTAAGAAGTTACAAGCTCTTTTCAATGTATACAAAAGAGTAAATGGAATTGCAGAACAAGAAGAACTTGATTATATAGATAACATTATTTTCTAGCAGAGAGGTGAGATGATGGCAAGAGATACAAATACCGTAGTTGCAAGAGTTGGTCTTGATGACAGAGGTTTTCAGGAAGGTGTGGCTAAAATACAAAGAGGACTTAAACTTGTTCAAAGTGAATTTGCAGCGGCTTCTTCTAAGCTTGGTGACTTTGGTAAATCTACAGATGGATTAAGACTTAAATCAGATACCTTAAATAAACAGATTGAACTTCAAAAGGATAAAGTTGCGGCATTAGAAAAAGCATATCAAAAGAGTGTAGAAACAAAGGGTGAAGATGCAAAGGCTACTGAAAATCTAAAAATCAAGCTTAATTATGCTACAGCAGAACTTAATAAAATGGAGAATGAGCTGAAAGAGGCAACAAGAGAACTTAAGGAAAAAAGCTCGGCTTGGTATAAGCTGTCTGAAAGCATGAATAGTGCAGGTGAAAAAATGAAATCTGTGGGAGACAAGATGTCTTCTGTAGGAAGTAAGCTTTCCACTGCTGTTACATTACCTCTAGTTGGAATAGGCACTGCTACAACAAAAATGGCTATGGATGCAGTTGAATCAGAAAACCTCTTTGAAGTAGCCATGGGTTCTATGGCTGGTGATGCAAGGAAGTGGTCAGAGGAAACCTCTAAAGCTGTAGGCTTAAATTCCTACCATGTAAGAAAGAATGTAGCAACTTACAACTCTATGTTAACCAGTATGGGATTAACAACACAGGAATCACTTAAAATGTCTGAGGGATTAACCCAGCTTTCCTATGATATGGCTTCTTTCTATAACTTAAAACCAGAGGAAGCTTTTGAAAAATTAAAGTCTGGTATTTCAGGTGAAGCAGAGCCACTTAAGGCCTTAGGTATTTTAGTTAATGATAATACAATTAAAACCTATGCTTATTCTCATGGAATTGCAAAACAAGGTGAAGCTTTAACAGAACAGCAGAAGGTAATGGCAAGATACGGCGTTATTATGGAATCTACAAAAAATGCTCAAGGTGACCTTGGAAGAACTATGGACAGTCCAACGAATAAGTTAAGAATAATGAAAGAACAGGCAGAGCAGATTGGTATTCAATTTGGACAGATTTTAATTCCAATACTTGAAAAACTTATAGCTGTAATAAAGCCTTTGATGGATAGATTTCAAGGATTATCAAAAGAGCAGCAGGAAAGTATAGTGAAGTTAGGGTTAATTGTGGCTGCAATTGGCCCTGTTATTTTAATAGTAGGAAAAGTTATTTCTATCATAGGAACACTATCTTCAATAATAAGTGCAGTTTCAGCAGCAATTGCGGCAGCAGGAGGTGCTTCAGCGGCACTTGGTGCTGTATTTGCAGCATTAACAGGGCCAGTTGGTATTGCAATAGCTGTAATAGCTGGACTTGTTGCTGTTGGAGTTCTTTTGTACAAAAACTGGGATACTATAAAAAATACTGCAAGTGCAATATGGCAGGCTCTCACTGCAAGCGTTAGTAATTCTGTAACTGCAATAAAAACAGCTTTAGTTTCTACTTGGGAATCAATAAAAGCTGTGATACTTCCAATAGTTGAGGGAATAGCAAATGTTATTAAAACTATATGGGATGGGGTAAAGACAGGATTTGCTTTCCTATGGGAAGTAATAAAAGCTATCTTTATCAGTGCTTGGACTATTATTTCATCTATTGTTCAAACTTATATAAATATAGTTGCAGCTGTTATAAGCGTTGCATGGCAGCTTATTCAGACAGTAACTACAATGGTGTGGAATGCTGTATCTGGGGTTATAAGTACAGTTTGGAATGGAATAGTCAGCTTTCTAAATCCTATTATTCAAGCAATAGGAAATACAATTACTGCTGCATGGAATAACATAAAAACTGTTACAACAACAATATTCAATGCAGTTTCTTCAACAATAAATACAGTTTGGAACTCAATAGTTAATTTTATTAAACCAATAATAAATACAATAGTATCTACTTTGACTACAGCTTGGAATACTATAAAATCAGTGACAACTATCGTTTGGAGTGCTATACAGTCAGCTTTAAATGCTGTATGGAGTGCAATAAAAAATACCACTACCTCTGTTTGGAATTCTATTTCAAGTTTCTTTTCAAGTATGTGGAGCGGAGTATCAAGCCTTTTTACAAATGCTGTTAATGACATTAAAAATACTGTATCTAATGTATGGAGCAGTATTTTGTCAATTACAACTAGTATATGGAATAATATTAAATTGTTTTTAGCAATGATAAAGTACCGAAAGGTACTATTTTTTTCTCACAATGCCCTTCCGCCGGAACTGGAAATAGTGTAG